ATCTACAAGACTCAACTCAACCAAATCATAATCCTTAATAATTCTAATCTGTGAGTCTGACTTCTCATCATATCCATCGTCCCACTTATTCATTCTTCCGCCAATAGAAAAACCAGTTAGCGTTCCATCCAAAACCTTTTCCCAGGTATCTTGTGCACCCTTTGAAACATATGCTGAAACAAAAACACCCTTGTAAAACTTCTTTGATTCTGGATCAAAGTACTTGTCTTCTTTAAAGTTTACCATCTTGCCAACTGCTAATGGTTGATGCATCTCTCTGATGTTTCCACGAAACTTTGCAAATGCATTCATTGATGCTTCAGATGTAACTATGTCGTTTTGCTTATCAAGGTTATCTAGTGATGCAAAGCCTGAAACGATACGGCGCTCTTTGTCTACCTTACTAAAAGGCATAGAAAGACGAAGATTTTCCCCATCTGAATTCCAATGGGCCTTAGATATATTGCTCACCATTATATTATAAACCCCTTTTTATACATATATCACATAGTGGACATATTGGACATTATGGAGTTTGTCGACCCTCTCCTTTTGGTGCTCTTCCAGCAACTGTAGAAGTGCTGTCAGAATTACTGTTGGTTCTTTCTGCATCTCTTGATCTTGTAGTTCTTGCTTCTGCTGCTGATGCTGGACTTAGATCTAGGACTTCATCACCACCGTCTCTTTGTGGCATGTCCAAAACAACTCTTGCTTCATTTGGAGTCATGATCTGATTCTTAACATATCTTTCAAGAATCTGAGATTGAGCAATCTCATCTGTTAGTGTTAACTCGTTAAACACAAACTCAATAATGTCTGTTTTTTCACGAATGATCTTGTTGATCATCTTTTCTAACTGTCTCTGTGCTGGTCTTGCAACTTGCTCCTTAAAGGTGCGATCCTGTGCAAGTGCTGCTGCAATAGATCCAGAATCGCCACCTCCAAGTTTAGACAGTGGCACTTGATGTGCTACTAGGATATCATCACGGTTTTGCTTACGATACTCTTTAAATGAGCCGTCCTGTATACCGTCTTCGATGGGCTCCATCTTGAATTCAACTTTGTTGTTTTCGCTATCACCTGGAAGTGGAATATATAGCGTTCTGTGAGACTGCCCTCTGAGACTTGTTTGCAAGAATCTAAACATCTTGTCTTCTGCATCTCCAGAAAGTTTCGCACCCTTTAATGTTACAACGTATCGTGGAACTGCTTTGTTTGCAAAATAGTCAATATTGTATTGTGAAGCAAGAGAGTCTCCATGTAATGAGTTAATAGCCGACATAATGTCTGGCACTCCGTAAAATGTGTTTAGAGGTGAGTACTGCTTGAAGTGAATAATCTCATTTGGTCTTGCATCTGTTGTTAGTGGGTTTTGATTCTTTGCTCCAAAGTTACGGAAGTAAACGATCTTATTTCCAATGATCTGAACATATCCGTCTTTTAGTCTTCTTACTCGCATTGTTGTTGCTGGTATGTGTCCAACGTATCCAATTTCTCCACGAGTTGTTCTTCCAATTTCTAAGTAGCCATTACCTGTTGACTGAAGATCTGTATAAACCTTTTCCATTGTGGCTGTAAAAGAGTCATCATCATTTAGAGACTCTAGCCAATCACGCATCTCAATCTTTGCTCTTTCGATTCTCTTTCGTGCCTTTTGTGTTGCACTATTATCTTCTGATGCTTCAAGTCTCATCATTGTTCTTGGAGAAACCTTAAACTCATAACCAAGGCCAACAATGTTCTCAACCTTTGCATCAATTGCTGCGTGGTTTGCAAATGATGTATCATAATAGTTTGCTAATTCATAAAGATTCCAAGGTGGAGTGATTACGTCAAACATTCCATAGCCATTTACATATACTAGGCCTGGGTTTATTTCTTTTGACTGTGCTCCATCAATACCGCTTTTTCCAGCAAGCGCTGCTGTTGTGTACTGTGTAGTTGGTTCAACCATTTTGGTTGACATTCTGTTTGTTCGTCTTTTAAAATTTGCGTCTAAGCCGTCTAAAGTTTTTAATGTTTCCCAGTTACCATTAAACGGATCTGACTTTGCAAATGTGTCGTCTTTCTTTGCTGCTTCATCAATTCTTGCACCTATTTCGTATTCATTATCTTGCATGATTACTCTTCATCTCCATACTTAGCAATTGTATCTTTTGCTGCTTGAACAGCACCAAGGTCATTTAGAGAAGGGATCAGACCAGCCTTTAGTCTATCAACTTGCTCTGAATATTCTTCTTCAGTAACTCTTGTTAACCCTGGAACAAATACACATGTACCGTCTCCTGGATCTCCGTAATACATTGCAGTCTTTTTTAGTTCTGCAATTCTAGAGATATCGTTTTTGTCTGAAGGAATATTTAATACAGAACCATTTCCATCTGTAAACCACTTGCCATTAGCCTTTTTATATACGTATAGACCCCAGTCGTAATTCTTTTCAATTACCTGTCGTCTAACATTTTTTACAATTGGTTGACCAGTTTTTGGGTCTATTAGTGAATCCATATCCATAAGTATACCATATCATACTGGATCTTGTACGAATTGATTCCAGCCTACATCCTTAAAGACCGTATACGAGTATTCTCCAAAACTAACTGGTCTTTCGTCATCTACAATAATCTTGTTTGTTCCCGTATAACTCTTGTAAACATTTGATGGGTTTACCCCATAATAACTTGTCTCTGATAAAACCAAAACTTTGTTCCAGTTAAATGACTCAAGGTTCCAGAACTCCCAGTCAAGAGGGTAGGCACCCAAAACCTTAACTCTAAACCAAGGTCTTTCTGCTATGTTTTGAACTTCTTGTAGATTTGTAGACTGGTAGTAAGATATGCTATTAAACATCAATGGTCCAGTTAGTCTTACTGCCCCTTCAAAATACGAAAAGTCTAGGCTGTCTGCAAAACTTATACCTAAGAATCCCCACTCTTGAAGAGTAACTACTGGCTCTTTTACAATTTTACCATTCCAGTAAAAGCCAATACCGTTTTGGACTAATCCAGTTTTTGTGTCGATAGCATAAATTCTTGCTCTTCTTCCAGTTGGATCGCAGGCAACCATATAAAATCTTAAGTATGTTCCTTTGCTTTCTATTTCAAATATTTGTGTTGGTGCAAAGGGAAAATAGTCTCCATCAAATCTTACCGCCATTTGCATTGCAATAACCTTAAAATTATCTGCTCTGCTTGTGTTTATAGGAATAGCCAAACCTCTATTAACTAGAGGATCGTGTTTTCCTTTTACCTGAATACCGCTTGTCTTTGTAAGATAAAGATATGGAGATGACCCAGTATAAATAGAAAATGGATTGTTCTTTTTAAAATTATAATATATTCCAGATTTTGTATACGGATATATGGATGTTCCAAACCTGGTTCCTATTGGGCTACCATCTGATTCGTTTAGAGCCTGTGACGCATAAGAAAGTTTTTTAATTGCAACATTATTGGTTTGTGTGTCTTTAACATTTATTTCAATGTGTGTAACAATAGAAAGGTCTGTGAAGTCTACGCCTGAAGGTGGATAGATAATCATATTATCAACAACCTCATATTTTGTTGTCATCCAGTCTGTGCCAGGAATTAAAATTCCATCTCTAGATGGTCTTTCTGTTTTTGTAAAATAAAAGTATGTTTGGTTTGCGCCCAACTCTGTGTACTGAAAAGTTACATAACTTTTTACAATTGCTCCGTCAGTATCATATCTATAGTCTTTTGAAATTTTATTTTTTAAATCTTCATAATCGTTATAACCAGTAAATAAGTAATTGTCTAAAGATGTATAAGATCTTTGAAACGGGAAGCCGTACTCATTGGCAAGTTCCTCATATGTCCATGGCTCTGGCTCTGTTTCTATTGCTATTGTTTTTGATGTTATTGGGTAGTCAATATTAAACTGAATAAAATCAAGATCAAAATATTGATCTCCTCTTTTGTCTAGAACAGATTCTGCAAAGTATGTCAAAGGAAGTTGATCTTCCCAGTATGCGTTTGCAGACACTGTGAGTTTATACACATCAAATATAGTTTCTGGCAAAAGTGTATAACTTGCTATGTGATCTAGCAGCCTATCTTCGTCAAGAATAACTACTCCGCCTCCAGATATACCACCATTTACTGTATCTGTTACTCCACCATATGCTGGCATAGAAGTTGTGTCTATTCCTCCATCTACATTTATCAGTTGATTATTTTGATAAACAGCAAAAAGATCTTCATTCCAAACAGGAACACCTATTTCATTAAATAAACTCCTTATTTTTTGAAAGTTGTAGGCTGTACAAAATCCAATGCTGTGTATCTTTCCAGTAAACGTAGACACTCCATTTTTATCTCCTCCGATATACATTCGCAAATCTGATAGGGATCCAAAAAATTCAGATACTGGGTTACCAAATCTTGAAATAAAAGATGGGATGTTGACACCTATATCGACCAGTTCTCCTGGCTCTGCAATCAAAGGTGAGTACAGAGTTTCAGCGGTTCCATTATGGTTAATTACATAAGATATTTGATTGTTTAAAAGTTGTATTAAAAAATAACTACTTGTATTTTCTTTTTCAATTCTAAACAATGTCTGAGCAGAAGTTGAAGATTCTGGCAACTTAAAGCATCCGTAAAATGCAGACATAGGAGAATTTAAAAAATCAAAGTTTTTAAAAAACAAGTGACCAGAAACTAAATTCCAAGATGTATTCGGCCTAAAAGAAAAAAACTTTTTGTTTTCTGAAGACTGAACAAGTTTGCAATCAAGCAATAAGTCTTCTTTGGTTCTTGACGACAAAACTATCTCTGGAAGTGGGTATGAGTTTACAGAAAGATTCTTATTTGAAGTAGAAATGTTATCGCTAAAGCCTTGATTCCAAGATCCAATTTTTGGATAAGAGTAGTTTGATGTGTAGTCTGCAAAAGCGTAGTCAATAAAAACAGACGTTCCGCTATAAGATGTATTTATGTTTTCTGGAATATCAACACCTTGTCCAAAAACAAATCTTCTTTTTGCAACTGCTGTTGAAACAGTGTAGGGATAAATGCCAACACAGTCAATTTCTATTGGGTAAATATCTTCGTATGTATAAAATCCTATCCAGTCTTGACTTTTACCGCCAAGAGTCATTGAGGGAAGAGATATATCTTCAGTTGAATATGATAAAGATATAACTTCTTGACCATTTATCAATAGTGATGCTGAATCTTTTTTAATTTTCATATGAACAAGCATTGGCCTTGTCCATTCTCCAACATAGTATGCGCCATACTGATCGCCTACCTTTAGCCCTATTGATGGTCCATCTACATAGATTCCGTCATTTGAAGCAATTGGACCAATAATTCTTTTCCTGTCGTTGCTGTAAGAATTAATTCTAAGCCAAGTCTCAAAAGTATATTCTCTAAATTTACCAGACTCATTTAATAATCCTTCTCCAGGAATTATTAACGACGGATCATCTTGATTTGGATACATTGCAGTAACACCAGAAGTTCCATATACAATAGGAATTCCTAGATTTTTTGCTTTAAGCATATTGTCTGAAACTAAATAATACCCATCTAACTGCTGTAGTCCATAGCATTTTGCTACTACGGCTTTTGTTGAAGAAACTGCAATATCTTTGTCAGATATATCTATTGGCTCTACTCCAAGTGACACAGAGGCAAACTCTTCTGACCACTGACCAAGGCTTATTCCATTAACTAAAAAAACATCTTCTGTTTCTGATCCACCTATAAAATTAATTTTAAATACTAATTTAAGGCCAGTGTCGTCTGGTGGTGTATCAAATGTTTCTGATATAAAAATCCAGTTACCATTTATGACTGTATCATAATTTTTTAAGTGCCTTACTTCTTGGCCACTTGTTGTGTCTGTATATTGGTATCCAATTTCAAAGCCAGCAATATATGCACTTTCAGAATGAAAATATCCCCCAACAGAGAATGTCCTTAAATAGGTATTAAGATCTCTGAGATTTACAATATCATTGCTTACTGCAATAATAGATGCAGTTTCATTTTGTGTTGGCGTTGCAGTTATTCTTCCAACATAACTATTTATAAATGGCTCATCTATTGACTGCTGATATTCCTCGTAAGTACCGCCAGTAATCTCCCAGTTAGAGAGATTTCTTTGAGACTCTGAAAGCAGAGAAATATAGTCTGCCTTATCATCTAAAGCCCATAGGCCCGTAGGATGCTCAGCAAAGACTTTTTCGGCATATAGGTTTGATGGTGTTTTCATAGATTCTCCTACCCCATTATACCAGTTAGACACCTATATTTTAGAGAACTTCTTGTCTTCTTCCATCGAGTGCCACATTGCCATGGTATACCTTTTGCCTTCAGTAATTTTCTTTACATAGTGAGAATATTCTGTTCCTCCAGATGGGAATGTTACTATATCTCCTGCTTTTGGCTTATACACAAAGTCTTGGTTTGGGAAGCATATCTCTCCACCAGAGTAGTTATCATTTAGATATAAAACTGAACTGAACTGAACAAACTCGTAACCCTGATGAGAGTCCACATGTCTGCCAGCATAAGAACCTTCTTCCCAAAGCGCTAACACGGCATTTACTGTGTATAGTTCTGGAACAAACCCATTATTTCTTTTATTTAAATCATTACAGATATCAGAGTATTTCTTTAGCAAAGTTAAAACTTTGTCGTCATCTGGAGCAATTAAGACATATGGATTATCATCAAACCTAATAAGTTTTTTCATACCGTAGAAATAGTCAATAAGTTCAATTCCAAGGTTGCGATCTTCTTGAGAAACCTTTAAATTGTTTATGACTATTCTATGTGTAATGTTTTTATCCTATCTTAATTTCACAGTAGTCTGTGGTGCAGTACATCTCTCCTTGAGCCTCAAGGTTTTCTGCTCCATCATAAATTGCACTAAAGTCAATATGCTTTAACTTGCCAACATAGGATTCATACTGTTCTTCGGTAATCTGAGTATATGGCTGTTGTGGATAAACAGTATTTCCCATTGGAAGGAATGATACTGCTTTTAGTTGTCCTTCGTACATATGAAGTGCTGGGACAACATGCTTTGACTCTGTTTCCTTGTCAAATGAAAGTGTTACAGAAACACCGTTATCTGACCAGTACTTCTGAGCAGTTGCAGCAAGGGCAATCTTCTCAAACAGTGTTACATCCTTTTCAGATCTTGGATGACCTGACTTGATTGGGAAGTAAACTACTGATGTATTTGCTGATACTACGTCATCTTCAATTGTGTACCCCGCTGCTTTGAACAAATGCATCATTGGGTCTGTGTTTCCAAATCGAACTGCACGAAGGAAGAAGTTTCCTCCAGGTCCCCAGTGAACTCCAGGAGTTGCACCAGAAAGAATTGAAACTGATCCTGATG